CTCCAGGAGTCCCTAAAGTGGGAGCTTTGTTTCCAATATGGAAATCCACATCAGAACGTGCTGATGCACTGGTTCCAACATACTTTGCCTGAGTTCCTGCACGGAAGACTTTGTAAGACAAAAAATCAATCGTCTCACCAGCCTGCTGGGCTTGTCTTTCCGTTACTACCTTTAAAACAGGATCGGTAGAGGCAGCCAACATAACATCTGTAGTATTCACGTATGAGCCATACTGCTTGAGCGTGTGCATCAAGGTTGTATGCTCAAGACTCGTGAAATCAGGTGTTACACCTTCTGCGATGGGCGTATCCGCAATCGGAAAACGCTCATACCTGCGGTGCCTAATCTCTAATCCCTGCTTCTGGGGTTTCGTTTCTTTTTGAGCAAATTTAGCAAAAGTCAGAAGACGTTTTGCAATCGGCAGCATTTTTTTCTGAATGGTAAAGGCATCATTTTTGCTCAGATCACCATACGCCTGTCCAGATACTGCTCCAGTTCCACCATAAGCGGCCATAATAAAACTCCTAATTTATAGTTATTCGGGAGTCGCCTCCCATAATTCTTCGTCCGACATATTGTCGGTATTCTTACTCTTCACTGGTGCGGAATTGCCCAAGAGTCCACTTGCTGCGGTTCTCCTCGACTGTCGCTTTGTGTCTTGTATTGGTTCTTTGGGTGGTCGCCATGTGGCTCTTCCATCATTGGTGTTTAAAAACATCTGCATTACAGATGCATGATCTATGGGATCAGTGGATTCAGTCATCATCTTTGTCATCGCAGGACTTGCTAAAACAAAATCTTGAAAATCTGTATCCTTATCTATATCCCTGTAATCTTCACCTACATTTGTGAGCATGTAGTTTTCATGGTACTGAAGAAAATTCTGATAGGTTTGTTCTTTCTGACTCTGCTCTAACTGTGCTATCCGTTGTTGTGCTTCAGCTTCAGCCTGTTTCTGGGGCATCCCAGTCTTAGCCATTTCATGCTGAATCATTTTACGGAACGTAGAGGAGAGTTCACTGAACTCATCCATCGTCTGCTTATCTGTATCACTAAAAAAAGAATCAGGATCTCTTGGATCTGGTGGTTGTTCCCTTGTTTCAGGAACAGCCTTCTGAACTCTTTCTAGTACTTGTTGCTGTTCTACATTCCTGAGCCTTAACTCCTGAAAGTCTTCACGCAACCTAGCAGATTCTTCATTCCTTTTATGAAACTCACGTTCCAAGTCCTTGTAACGGGTTTCATAGTCATGCTCTGGTTCTTGAGGTTCCTCTTCTTCAGTCTCATCTGCTACTTCTTCAGGCTCCTCTTCAGGTGTACCCTCAGTTTTTTCAGAATCTCCTTCAGATTCTTCCTCTTCTTCCCAAAGTTCCTCATCAGAGGATTCAGTTTCTTCTTCTACTTCTTCCTCTGCTAACACCTCTTCTGACATACAACTCCTTCCAATGTCCCACTTGTGTGGATTGGTTTACTAAAATAACACCCCTTCCTTGGACAGGTGTGGAGGTCTTTATTAACTTATACTACTAAGCATCAACTATATCAAGCATTTCTTGCCATGCTTGTATTTTACCTATAGCAACATTATGCCTTGCTATGGAATCCTGGTCAACTAATTGTTTTGATTTAATTATCTCAAAGGAACTATTTATACGTTCTTCTATCATTTCTCTGTATAAAACCCACCCTGGTGACTGCGGTAACATCCTAAGTATATCATCCTGGGGCATTTTCCTCCAATTGTTGTCTCCTTATTTGACCAGCTTCAGGTCCACCCTGCATCCTTTGCATTGCGGCCTGCTCTTGCTGTGCTAACTGCTCCTGTAACTGTGGAGGCATCTGACCTCCTCCTTGTTGCGGCGGTCCCTGTGGTGGCATACCTTGAGGTGGTCCCTGCATTTGTTGTTGCTGTTGTTGCTGGGCCTGCTGTTCCATAGCAGCAGCCTCCTGCTGTTGACGCATCATTTCCTGCTCTGCCTGTGCAGCCTGCTCTTTTTCCATCTGCTCACGGAGTAGGACACTTGTGTTTTCAAGGTTCGTTGGGTGTAGCACGTTGCCCTGCTTCATTAACTCCAATCGTTCCTGAAGTTCCATCTTACGTTGATCCTCTCCAATGGACTGCTTCTCATCAAGCGTTGCCTTGTTGTTCTCCTGCTCAATACTGGACTGAGACTGAAGTTGAATATTGGCTTGCTGTATCTGCATCTGTGCCTGCAACTGTTGCATCTGAGCCTGTTGCTCTGCTTGTGCCTGTTGTTGCATTTGTTGTTGCTGCGATTGAGTCTGCTGTTGCATCTCCTGTGTTACCTGCTGTTCAGTCTTTAAGACCTTATCAGGCTCCAGGTTGAATGCCCGTAAGAGCGGCCTGGAGAATGCCTCATATTTCAGATAACTCTGCAGTTGTGGAAACTGACCTATCACCTGTAAGAAGTTGATCAACTGAGTATTATGAACCTCTTTAGCAACATACTGTTCGTAACCCGTTGATATTGCCTCATAATCCCCCTTGATTGTAATATCAGTGCTGTCCACCATTAACCACCTGTAGATAGCTTGTATATTCTTTGTTATCATGGAGGAGACAGAACGTACTACATCAGCGGTCTGCCTGTTGGCATTGGAATTAAGAATGGACATACCTGTTGCAGTCTTGGTCTGTGCAGGACTCATATCACCGTACCCTATGCTTGTTTGCCCACTATCCAAATCTGCTTCACGTTCCAACTGTTGCACAATCTGCAATAGTCCATTTGTAACATCTGGTATCTGTACTGACTGGAATGAATCCCTTACAGATGCTCCTGGTTTAACACGGAACTGCTTTCCAGGATATATCTGTTCTGTATCCGTTCCAGGTTCAAATGCATTGGGATCTATAACTGTTAAAGGTGCTGCTGACAAAGACTTCCCCTCTACCATCATTGCATAGGAAAAGTTTAGAATCGCCTGTGCATCCCTGATAGCATAGTAGATTCCATCACCCCAGATCGTCTCTGGATTCTTTTGCCAGTTACAGAAGTGAAATGGAATCGTGTCATCAAATGGATTCTCTGAAATCTTTACAACCTTATCACCTATCACTGTAATAACAATAGGTATAGACGTAGGCATATCTGCTGATTCTATTGGTATATGTGCTTCTAAATCCTTACCGTCCAGACTTCCCCAGAATTCAAGCACCTCAAACTTCTTTAAACGGTGCGCCGTACTCTCGTCAAATTTCTTAGGGTGTTCGCTCGTGTCGTATCCCTGTGATAATCCGATGTCATTTTCGATGACTTCTTCAATGGCTCCAGGGATGAACCCCTCTGCCGCCTTCGCAAGCTCTCGCAGTTGTATCTTACTGAGAAAGGAACGTTGGATGATATAGTCTGCATCTTCTGAACTCGTTGCTTCTGGTGATGGGAAGATATTCCAAATACTTACGTATTTGACTGATGGTACTAACTCCGCTTCCAGAACCGACTCAACTGCCAACATATCATCTGCAGTTTGTACTGTCTGGTAGACTGGAAAGTTTTTATACTCAAGGTTAATCGCCTTAGTACATCCTGTACCGTAGAGGCACATCTCATGTATAGAGTGCTGGACCTGATCATTGTAGGAAGTCCTATCAAGTACGTCCCTAATCTTGTACTCCATCTGCTTAGACCGTTCCAGCAACGCATCCTCAAGCAGGTCAGGTCTGTCTGGTGGTGCCTGGATATCTGGAGGGTAGTACTTAGGTTTCCTTGAGGGGGTGATACTGAACGGAACCTTACCGTCTTCAAATAGGAGCGTATTGATTTTAATCTTCGCTGAGTTAATCTTACGCCTAGTCTGATTGACAAATATACCCCTTTCATTTGCCAACTCATTTGCCTTTGAAATCGCTGAAGGGTACTTTCCTCTGTACGCATCGTAAGCCTCCTCCCAGTGCTGTTCATGTTCACGCCTATACTCTCTGGCTTCCTCAAACTTCTCTTGGACTATATTGGCAAAGTCATCAAGCTCTGCCTCTATGACCTTTGTCTCTACAACAGCTACTTCCTCAACTGGAGGAAATTCTGGATCTCCTGGCTGAGAAAAGCCTTTATTTAAATCATAATCTGCCATTAGTCTCTTTCTTGTTCATTGTCCAATTGAGCTTGAGTTCCATCTTCTAATGTTAACTGTATCTCATCCACTATCTCTACTTGGTCATCCAACATTGATGACAACTTATTTAGTGCAATTGATATGGACCTCACTAGAAGACACCCCTCCTCCTCTCCTAAATTACGGCAGGCGGTTTCTACTAGCTCATTTATAATTGGCTCAAGTTCGTTGTAAAGCTTATCTGGATTTTCTGGTTCCTGCCCAAAGGCTACTGGTATTACATTACTCATAAGCCAGACGGGCTAAAAAACCGCAGTTCAGGTTTCATATGTCTCCGATTTATAGGTTTGTCCCATTCAGGTACTCCTGGGAACATTTTACACCCAAAACACGCAATTGCCAATGCCATCACGCAATCATCATGCGCTCCTGGTTGTGCTGCCATTTTGCCGTTGGGTAGGTTCACAAATGTTTGAAGTTCATCAAGAATTTTAGGACTCCTGATTAAAAGTTCGTCCTCTCGTATTAACTCACGTAGGTAGTCAATTATCAAGGGTTTAGATTTAACTGTTGTATGAAAACCTAATTTCCTTGCAGAACGGCTTGATCTTTCATCAAGAATCTTCTCTGAGTAGATATCAGGATACACATGCAGGTCAGAAAGAAACTTCAATGTGACCAATCCATGATTGTTTCTCTCCACTATCAACTTTGCATTATTATACCACTTACCAAGGCTTGCCAGTTGCCATGCAAAGAGGTCTGGGTCAATCTTGACCCTAAGCATTGCAACCTCATCCATTGTTACTGCATCTAACACCACTGCTACACTCCAGTCTGTATCCCTTCCTACGTCTATACCCTCAGATACATCCCCTCCAATACGGTACTCCCTCTTTGGTCTGGGCCTCTCCCACACCTGAAGCTCCCCGTCATCCATTGCCTCTATAATGTACTTCTCTCCACCCCTTTCCTTCCATGCATGTACTGGTATATGGAAACCCTCACTAGGATGCTCCCTCTGCCGCTTCTCTGCATTCAGTACCATACGGTTTATTGTGTCTACAAAGAAGACACCCCTACCTGTTGTTACAAATGCCTCCCTTGCTGTCGTTGGAAACTCCTGGTGAAACTTCCTGAGATCGTTCTGACACTGTGTTTTGATGCACTGCCGCCTCCAATTCAGGTTTTCCAACGTAATCTGAAACTTTTTGCTCTCACCTACAACGTCATACTCACAAGATGTGCCCAGTAGGCTGATTTCCTCCTCTCCACCGTACCGTTTGTCCTGCCCAAGCTCCTCACGGAACTGTTCTTCCTCCTCCTTTGAGTTAAAAGGCGTTGAATAGTAACTATATATGTACCAGGGGAAGAATATGGCCTCCCAGCCTGAATTTCCCTCTGCAGCATCCCAGTACATGTCATGAAACACCCCTCCAACGCCCTGAGCCGTAGATTCTATAACTGCTTCCGTCTGAAACCCCTGTACAACACAGTTTAACAGCCCTAACAGGTAGTCCTCGCCTCCATCTGACCATGATGCCACCTCAGAACAGTGTAAAAAGTCAATCTTACTTCCCCGTACCTCACGGCCACCCACTGTAGAGAGAGAGTACTGGCTGTTTAGACCGCCATCCTCCCCACCCCAGTGTAGATCCCGTCTTCCACTATACTTTAACTGCGGCTTTACCACCTCTGGAAGGTTCTGCTCCATGATCCTTGTCATTCCAAACATGACATCCG